GTTCCATTTCATATTGTTTTGCTTCTTTCCTTTTCTTTTCTTCTTCTAGTTGTTTTTTATAAGCCATTTCTAATTCTTTTTCTTTTCTATAAATATTTCTCATTTCTTTATCGTACATCATTTTTAGATATTCACGATCAAAAAAAGCATATCTTATTCTTTTATCAAAATTCCTAACAAAATGTTTAGGAATATTTACACATACTTTTTTCTCCGTATCTTCCATACGAATTCGTATGTAATCTTTAGCTTCTTTGACTAAAGTAAAAAAAACTTCTTTCATTCTTCAGGTTCCTCTAGTGGTAAACTTAATTGTTGTTGCTCGGGAATAGGAACAGGGTCCTTATGTAGATATTCAATGGCTTTAATCAAAAATTGAGAATCATCAAAAAATTTACCTAAACCAGTATTACAATTTTTACAAAGCCAGCCTCTAAATTGTCCCGTGATATGACAATGATCTATTTCTAATACATCACTTGGATTCTCGCATAGCATGCAATGATCCGGTTTCATGGGTTCGTATAAATTTCTTAATCTACGAATAATCTTTTGATTTCCATAAACACAGGTATTACAAATTTTTTTCGTAAACGCTCTACCAAAATTATCTTTATTGACAGTGCCATATTCTAAAATATTTTTGGTTTCTTTACATTGATAACAAACTCGTTGCTCATCGATGGAGCCAAGTACAGTCATGTTTCCTCGTTGGTGAGTTTCTTTTTCCGTAATAGGTATATTTTTATTCCTCATACATATTTTTTTGCATACGTTTAACCTCTCTTACTTCCCTCTCCATTCTTCGTAACTGTTCTTTATATCTTTTATCTTCCATGCGTTTAGGCTTATGAAACTTATGTAGATTTTTTGCTACTGGATTGTTTCTCTTCCACTCGCCCACTTTCGTCTCTCCTTTTGTCTGGCCAAATACATTGGATAGTCATTTTACCGGTGTCCGACCATATTACTATATCATGACCATAATGTCTCGTATGAATCCAAAATTTTTGATACGTTGGTAAAGTTATTAAGTTGACTGTTTCTCTAGGCATATTTTATTATCTCCACATTCTAGGGTTGAAAAATTCCAAAATTCTAATGTTTCTGCAATTTTATCCATTCTATATTTTGTATAATCATCAAACACAAATCGAGTTCCTTTATGCGATCGATCGGCAAACCATATTGCTTCTCGCAGCACGTCTCTTGTCATATGCGGCCCGTCAAAATGGACAAAATCAAAAGGTCCTGCATCATGAAACCTGTTCATGAAATCAATATCGGTCATATGAAATAAATCAAAGTTTTCATAGTCCGCCATATCTTTTAATAATTGCACACGCATACGTTCCGTATAATCACAAGTATAAGAACCCGTATGATCATAATGTTGGTAATGTAAATTACCATAAGGATCAATGCCGATATGTTTATTTGGTTTCAAATGATCTAAAATAGTTTTAGATCCTAGTCCTTCACGAACTCCTATCTCACAACTAAGTGATCGCACGGTAGATTCTTTAGCCCATTTAGCTAATAAATCATATTCAACACTATCTCCCTGTATCATTACATTACTCCTTTGATTCTTTTTGTTTTACCGGATCCATCCGCTGCTACAAATAAAGTCCAACTATCTTTGCCGTCCCAATAGTAACCTGCAATGGTCCACTTCATTAAAATAACAAAGCTCCTAAAATAAATGCTACTACTAACCCAGCAATCTCTGCTTTGTATTTGATAACAAGTCTTTTTGCATTTGCTTTGGTTACTGCTTCTCCAAATATCATCATTATTTTTCTCCTTTATTTAAATTTATTTATATCTAACTTTTTTATGTAATATTCATAAATAGGCGGATCATCTTTACGTTCACTACCTTTTTTAATTTTATTTTGATATAAAATAAAAGAATTAGATTTTTTTTCAAAATCCAAAAGATGTTTAGAAAACTCTTTCATCTCCGTATTATAAAAAGCATCTTCCGCAAAAAAACCTTTATAGTATAAAAGTTTTTCATTTTTTTTCGCTGTCAATGCCCATTCGTTTATTTGTTCCATTGTCATCATTATTGTTTACCTCCTATAAATTGAATGGTATTCCAAATGGTTTCATCAGTAATGGGAATTTCTCCTTGATTGTTACATGCGGTGCAATCAGCGGCCCATCTATCTTTTTTAGGTTCCGGTGTTTCCACCCAAACAAATCCGTTGCCTTTACACGTCGGACAAATCATCGATCCACTCATATACGTTCCAACCTTTCTTGAAATATTTTACCTTTGATTCTGTTGGTCATCTTTTTTACTACCACTTCTTCGTTTAAATTTAAAGCCTCACATGCTAAAGCAAAGGTTTCTTCTTTATTCGTAAACCATTCTCTTGCAGCAATTACATCCTTTTGATCTTGAAAGATTTTATAAGGACTATATGCTTTCTTTTTTGGTGTACGAAGCGCATCAAAAATAGCTTGTGCCATGACAGCTCTCCAAAGTTTTTCTTCTGGAGATAGACGTACCACTTCTATCTCTGCATTATTATTTGCTGAATTTACCATTTAACATTCTCACTTTCTCGTTGATGATTTGTTTAATTACTTGGCTACGACTTATTTTCATATCCGGAACCAATTTCGTTTGTAGTCTCGTAATGATCTCGTACGTTTTATTATCGACGGTGACATTACTATACTTGCTTTTGTCAGTCATTTAGTTTACCTTTCTTGTTTATTAATTATATTTATATATAGGACTTTGTCACATTAAAGTCAATGCTTATGGATACATTTATTATCGTTGTTATGTTATGTACTTGGAACCCTCAATCTAACCAAGAAGCCTGTACTCCTATGGTAGAAGAACCTAAAGTGTATTACAGAACAGAAAAAGAGTGCGAAAGTATGTCGCGCAATAAAAGAAAAGAAATAAAAGACATTGCCTTAAGTTATCGAATGATGGTTACGGAAGTGTATTCTACTTGTGTTAAAGAAGGAAATAATAGTTAAATAGGATATCCCTGGCCGCGTTCTGATTTCTTTTTCCCTTTATGTTTTTTGGAATGACGACCTCGTCGTTTAATACGATTACGTTTTAGTAATTCGGATACACCTACCTTTGATTTTTTAGCCATTTAATATCTTCCTTGTCTAATCTTATATATCGTATCGAACCATTAACATATTGTTTTACATCATAACCGCATGTAACGCATCTAAAATATTCAGAAACAATAGAAACTAAAACCGTTTCTTCTTCACACTCCGGACAGATACCATTTACAGTATGAATATTTCCTAATAAATCTTGTGTGTTTAATACTTTTTTCTTTTTTACCATGGTCTGTATACAGTCCCTCGCTCCTCGTCTCTCGACGCTCGCAGGGTTTGATTTCTATTCTCGCCACTGTTCCATGATACATGAATCCAGCCGCTGTCGGGCTCACCATCTCGATAAAATTCGAGAATCATTTGATCAAATTCTAAATTATCTTTAATCCATTGTGCTAGGACTTTGTTATCTACGCCAATTACTTCTATATCGGCGGCTTTGCCTTCGGCATGCTGCGATGTAGGTTTCGATCCAATCGCGATACAAAGTTCTGCAGAGCGATATCCTGAAGAAATCATGACCGGAGATTCAAAATGCGACCGAATCGGTTGCAAAACATTGACACAGAGGGCCTTTAAATTGTCAATATGAGCTGGTGATGGGTTATTGGGTATGCCTTTTCGTTCAGCGGTTTGTGATTTGACTAGCTCACTTAACTGAAAGTTTGCGGATAGTTTCATATTACAAAGTATATTTAAATGGATTACACTCGTCTATTGTTTTATCTTTTTTATTACATTTGCAATCATTTAACAAGGCACAGAAGCCCATATAAAACCAGTAAATACAATGTCTCATTTTTTTATTTTAGATAAAGCTTTAGCGATGCTATCCATTTTATTAGGATATTTTTCTTTGGTGCAACTTAATAATCCAAACAAGATAAAAATAATAAGGCAAATACTTACAATCCATGTTTTACTTTTTTTCTTTTGAATAGGTTTTGTTAAAACAAAAGGTTTGTCAGTACAATTGCAATGATTACAACTACAAGAATCACAACAAGATTCACTAACATAAAAACCTTGTCCTATACAATGACAACGATGTCCACATGCTTTACAAAATAGTTTCATTAATGTCCCTCAATCTTTTCTATTCGTTTGATACCATGTTGGTCCACATATACTTTTGCTTTCACGACAGCGCACTTAACATGTGAATTACCACTATCATTGTGTCTTTCTATTTTTCTTTTCGTTTCTAGACACTCTGATAGCGATTTTTTGTGAGAATGTTCTATCATCTTATCATTTAAAAATAAACACAAAGCTACTACCATTTCGATCATTAATGTTTACCATTTCCATTTGCAAACTTGATATCTCTTGTCGCATCTTTTAATTTTTCTACATCTTTTTTTAATCTTTCAATTTCTTTATCAAATTGTTTTAACATCACACCTGTATGAATATTTTCTTCTAATAATTTACCGTGTTTTTCTATTTGTTTCGTTAAATATTCAATCAACATAAACTGTTCCTGGTCAATCGGTTTTTGTTTAGATGCTTCTAATAAGTCTTGTTCAAATAATTTATTTTTCGTTTCTAATTGATTCAATCTTTCAATAACACCAAAAGCAAACCATAGGCCTGCACATACTGCTATAATTAACGATATTAAATTTCTAAGTGGCAATGCCACATTGGTATTATCATTTATTTTCATTGGTTTTCTCTATATCATAAAACATGTTATCAGAATCTTCTGTGATCCAATCAGCTCCTTCTACTTCCCAAACGGTATTTTGGACTTTATAGTCTGGCCAACTGTTGTCAGTAGTATAACTATTAATGTGCCAAAGAATACGATTGTTAGGCTGAGCAGCATAATTGCCGTTAGCAAGAGCCAGTATATGCGCACACTTGTGCTCTTGAGGAATTTCAGAATGTTCTGTGTTAAGTATATTAGTTTCTGGATGGGCCCAGTCAATAGTAAAAAGATATTGTCCTTCATAGAATTTCTTATCTTTACCACGAAACTTACCTTCTACACCAGCAAGAAAATCAAACACATGAACAGAAGGCCAATAACTAAAACAATTCCACAGTTGAAGCTCGTCAACTGACATATCCGGCACTTCGGATCTAGAAAAACGTTTTTGGAAAAACGCGCTGATAGGCAATCGATAGTAGACCGCACCATTCGGGAGCATGATGTGAAATAAGATAGCGCGTCCTGATATACTTGCGATACCAAAAATGACGCATTCTTTTTCGCCCGTTCTCGTTGGATCCATGTCATATAAATACTCTTCGCGAACTTTACAATAAATCGGCGGTATATTTGCGTTAAGATATGCCATATTTTAATCCTTATATTATCCATTGATGTCTCCCCATGTCTTACCGGACTCATAGTCAACTTTATTTGGGACGGCTAGTGTAACAGCATTCTCCATGATTTCAATTATCTTTTTTGCTTGTGTTTCTGATTCTACAGAAATATCTAATTCATCGTGAATTTGAATGTGTGGTATAATGCCTTCATTATATAAATCTAACATTGCTTTCTTTGTCATGTCTGCAGCACTACCTTGTATTAATTTATTTAATGCTTTGTAAGTAAATGCTCTTTTTATTCTTCCTCTTCCATAAGTTCTTTCAGCTTCTTCTAAGGACATAGGTGTATGCATTCCAAAAGTATTGGGTTCCCATTTATTAAATCTACATCTACGTCCTAATAAAGTTCCAATAGATCCAGATAATTGAGCGTGCTGTGATGTTCTATTCATTAATTCTTTTACGAAAGGTACATTCTCATGGTATTGATTAAATAAATTTTCAGCTTCTGCTTTTGTAGATAAACCAAGTTCAGCTTGCAGTTTCGCTTTTCCCATTCCATAAAATAATCCTAAGTTAATTGTTTTAGCATTACTCCTAGATATTCCCGCCATGTCTGCAACGGTTTGGTGAAAGTCTACAGAATCATTTTTAAATTTTTCTACAATCTTAGATACTGATTCATCATACATAATAGGATCGGTTGTTGCTGCATAATGAACAACCAATCTTGGTTCTTGTTGTGAATAGTCAAAACATCCCCAAGTATGTTTTTCTTCTGGAATAAATAAAGATCTAATTTTTGGTCCTAGATCCTTGTTCCTCGCTGGAATTTGTTGGAGATTTGGATTGGAATAACTAAATCTCCCTGTAACAGTTCCTCCCTGGTCTGATCGTATAGGATTAATATCCGCATGAATCCTACCTCTATGTTCATGTTTTAAAATAGTATCTATAAAAGTTGTATGTGCTTTATTAATTTCTCTTGCCTTAGCAATTTTTTGTACTAGAGGGTGTTGGTGTTCAGATAAAAAATTCTTAGTAAAGGAAGGTGCATTTGATTTTTCTGTTCTTTCATAGTGTAATTGTAGTTTATCAAAAACTTGTGCAATACTTCTTGCGGCCCAAATCTGCGGCTCAATACCTGTTTCTTTTTTTACTGCAAATAATAAGTCTTGTTCTTCTTTTATCATTTCTTTCTTTAATCTTTGTGCTGCCTCTATATCTACTCGTACTCCTTTAAATTTCATATCAATTAAACATGGAAAGAGTTGTGTTTCTAAATCAAATATTTCAGATAAATTTTGTTTTTGTATTTCTCTAGATAAAACTTTAAATAATTCTAAAGTTAGTTCTGCGTCTTTTTCTGCATAAGCTCCAACATACATAGCTGGAAGTTTATACATTTCGGATTTAGCATCTACTCCTGCAGCTTCTGCTGCTTCTTTTAATCCTTTTTCATCTTTTACTTCTCGTAAATATTCAAATGCAATACTATTTAATGCATAAGATAATCTATTTTCATCAATTAAAGAGGACATTACCATCGTATCTACAATGAAACCATTAATTTGAATATTGTATGCTCTTAACCAACAGACGTCATACATTGCGTTGTGAAATATTTTTGTATTGTTTGCTTTACAAACATCTCTTACATAATCTAATACAATTCGTTTATCTAAATTTCCTTCTCTATGTCCTATAGGATAATAACCAGACCAACCATCCACAGCTAAAGCAATACCAATAATTTCACCTTCACCTATTACTGCACCGGATCCTCTTGTTTTTAAATTAGGATCTCTAGTTTCTAAGTCAATAGCTACATAATTATATTTAGATAAATCAGGAAAAGTTTCCGGACATGTCCATTCCGTTGCTGCTTCAAACATAATGTATCAATACTACTATGGTTACTAACATGGCAAAACTCATTTACGTAATCTCTCTATTTCTAATTCACAGTAATGAATAATTTTTTTTAAATCTTCAATACCATTTTTATCTTTATAACGAACTACATACTTTATAACATTTCCTTGAAAAAAAGACAAGTTATTGGATGTAATAAATGTATAAGGTTGAATATTATGTTTAGCATAATGATCTCCTCCTTCTTGTCTACTAGATGGAAATACACTTTCCATATCTGCTTTTGTTGTCATATGATTTCTTCTCCTATGTTGTATTGATATTCATAACCTTGATTCATTATGAATAAGTTTTCTTTGGCTCTTGTGACACCAACAAAAAATAATCTATGTTCGGTATCTTTATTTATTTGCGCTGCTTCATAAATAATTCTTTCTAAGTCTGTAAACAAAATGACATTTTCTGATTCTTCCCCTTTTACAGAATGTATTGTAGATAATTTTATTCTTGCAGGTTTACTTAGATCCTCGCCGCTCGCTACTAGGTCCTGGATATAATCTTTTTGATAATCTTTAAATTGTAATACGTTCCAATCTCCATGAGCAATTAGTCCATGATCCATTCGTAATTCATCCATGTCTACACTGTCTATATTGGCTAGAGACTTGCCTCCGGAAAAACCATACTTCACATCTCCATTCTCGTATTTTAAATACTCATAAATATTTTGAGCTTCTTCTCCCGAGATGCTTGCACCTTTAGATAATCGGTTCCAATCGTTAATAGCTCGAATCACATCTAAAGGCAATAAGTCATTGAATTTACTATCAAATCTTAATCCAGTATTTTGTAAAATAGGTACTAAATTTTTCATTTGATCATTGGTTCTAGTTAAAATCATCCATTGACCTTTACTAAAATCAATATCTTCTATTTCTAAATTTTCTATAACATGTCCTTCTGCTTCTCTTGGCTGCCAAATCTTATCTCTTCTTTCTTCAATATTATCTAAAATAGATAAAGCAACTTTATGAATAGCACGAGGTACTCTTCTGGATTGTGTTTGATGATCTGGAGTTCCTTCTAAGTTAATAAATATTTTAGGATCTGCTCCTTGAAAGGCATAGATGGCCTGATCGTCATCCCCTGCAACGTATGATCTTTTACATTGAGACTCAATATAAAAAAACATATCCCATTGCAGAGGATTTAGATCTTGGGCTTCATCAAGAAAAATTACGTCGAGGGATGGACATAATTGTTTCTCAACAAAATCGGAAATCATGTCTGAGAATTCAAACATGTTATAATCTTTTTTATAATCAATAATATCTTGATTGATTTGTTCTAATAAAGGTTCATTAATAAAATCTATTAAATCTAATTTGATAGCAGAATCTTGTAAACTCATTTTCGTACAACGAGAATATTCTATAATTTTCATGTATTGATTTTTATATTCATGAAAACCATTTTCTCTTTGCACTGTTTCAAAATGCATATCTGTGTGTCCATATTTATTTTTAAATGCATTCCAATTGTTATCTTTCAATAATTGTGTAGTTGTATCTATGCTTAACATTTTAGTTCCCATAGAATGCATGGTACAAATCCAATCAAATTCAAACGTTGGATATTCTTTTTGTATTCTTTCTTTTGCTTCATTCGCTGCAGCATTACTAAAAGTAATATAACAAATTTTTCTAGGATCTGTTTTATTGACAATTAATTCATTATATAAATGCTTATGAATTAACGTATGTGTTTTTCCGGTTCCAGGTGGACCCGCTATAACGGTTCTCATTCAAAAGGTGCTGCTTTCTTTTCTATTCTTTTTGGTGTATACTTTTCGACTTCAATTTTTTCTACTGTCCAAAGTTTAACACTTTTCCATTTATCTTTAATTTGAATATCTTTTGATATTTGCTTGCCTTTAAACAATTCTTCCACTAATCTTATTGTCTTATTTTTTGGATAAGTTTTATCTGGCCAACTTTTACTTCTAATAATAAATTTCCAAAGATCTTTAAATTTAAAATGACTAACACCATTCTCAGTAAATGGTTTACTTTTAAATACATCTTCTAATGTTTTACCATCACGACTAATAAATTCAGTTAACAATTCTTTTAGTTGTATATCTATTTTAGTATCATCCGGTGCTTCTAAGGTATTCATATTCTTCATTAATTTAGCTATCATTTTTCTCCAAATTAATTTAGCAACTGGAAGTAATGGTGTTCCAAGTTCTGTCATACAAACTACACTAAATTTTTCTGGATCATGTAAAGTAGGTCCATCTACTTCTATCGTTTCTTCATCTACGGTTACAAAAAATATTGGTGGATCTGATGGATATTTTCTAATGTTAGTAATAGAAGGCATTCTAACTTCGTCCCCTTTTCCAAATTGTTTTGCATAACAAATTCTTTCATCACAAAAATTACAAATAGGTTTATCTTTACATTTGTAATCATAATCTTTTTTATTTAATTGATTCTTGACTCTTGTAATATCGTCTGATCGTAATGGAGGTTTAATAAATTTCTCCTGGTTATAATCTTCTAATCTTTTTTCCCAATTCGTTGGATCTGATTTTTTTAAATACACTCCAATATTAAACAAACCATTATCACGACCTGACGCTGCAACATCTCCATTCCCTTCAATAATAGGACCATTCTTAATAATGGTATTCAAACAAGGTGGGCCATCAGGAAAAGCTTCTGGTTCTTTTTCTTTTTTACTTTCTTTAATAATTAAAATATCTTTTAGTTCTTGTTCTGTTTGAACATACTTGTCATGTTCTTTTATAAAATCTTCTATTGTTAAAGATTGTCCATCATCTCCAATAGCATATCTCACAGTTCTATTACCACCATGATAAGGCATGTTTAAAAAATTACCTACATCCCCTCTATCTGCTTTTATGGTTGATTGTTTTGGAAAAATTTCTGCTTTAGCAAAACCTAAATTAGAAGCCATCATTTGTAACTTCTGTCTCATTAAAGATGCAGGAATAAATGAAGAGGTGAAACAAAATACATGTGCACCACCTGATTTAGATCTACACACAACTAAAGGAAAATTTTTTTCTCTTATTTTTGTAATTAATTTTACATGATCAAATGGATAAGTATCAATATCTATTGCACCCCATTTACATTGATTGTTTTCATTTATTGGAACAATACCTAATGCTGGTTCTTCTCCATCTAAATGTTTCTTCCATAATTCTTCTGTGACAGGTTCTTTTTTTGTAAAAGATCTAACTTCATTTTTACCATCGTGTCTTATTTCATTGGTTATTTTAGTGACACCATAAGCGCTTTCTAAACCCGCAAATATACTTTTTAGTCTTTCTATCATCTATCCCTCTGGTTTTGTTTTGGGCGCCACATATGTAGCGCCCAAATGTGGCAATTATCTGTTATTTTTGTCCATGCTATCGTGAAATTCTTTTGCCCTTTGATAGAGAGCAGCATTATTCACAGGACCTTCTAGTGCTACAGAAAATCCATACCACTGATTGCCTTTACCAGAATTCAATACAGACGATAATCTATATGAATTTGCAAATGATGCAGGAGTAAATGAACCTTTTTCATCTGTCATGGTTTGTGACATTTGAAGAGATTGCCATTTCCTTGCAATTTTTCCTTGTGATGCACTCATAGAAATAAGTGCAGTTTCAGCTGATCCATCTTCCCCTACGACTATCACGTAGTTTTGATGAACAGTCAGAATGTAATTGCCATTCTGTAATCTATCTTTACCACCGTCTTTGGTAGTTTTAGATAAAATATCAGAATCAGCAGGATAGATTTGTTCCGGTCTACCTGAACCAGTACCAAACTCTGCCCATTCTTGATATTCCATTTTATAGTAACAAGGAATAACACTGATTCCTTTGTCACCGTCATATAGTTTTTTAGTAACTATATTTAAGAACATCCCTGGTTCTGCACCATCAACATAATTTTGATTACGTTTCTGTGCTTCTCCAGATCCATTCTGTAAAAGCTTTAAGATAGGTAAAGCAAGAGATTCTTGTCTTACATTCTCAAAACCTTTATCGGCGTCGTCCCTAAATAAAATAGTAGACGGTGTTTGCGCCTGTTTTTTTGTTTGTACTTCTGTACTCATATTTAACTCCTTTTTATATTTGTACGGTTACCTACGTAAGTTTTGAAGCAATCAGGAAGTTCGATTCCAGACTCGTGACACTCCCTGACTACTCCTTTCAAGGTCTGAGGATGTACGCCCACTTTCTGGACAGGTTCGAATCCTTGACCTTTCGCAAGGTTAGCATAAGCCATTGCCTTGTTATCTTCGCCACGACCAAAGGTAACAGTGATATCATTTTTAATAATATCACCTCGACCGTTGTTACGAAGCCATTCAAAAGCTTCTTCCTGTTTTTCAGGAAGTATAGATGCACTATAAAAATTTCCTACTTCTACAGTTTCACCATCTTCTAGCTTTAATTTCTGAAGTTTCATTTCTTTCATCATTTCAGGTATTTCAAATTGAGAAATGACGTTAGCTTTTTCTTTTAATTTTTTTACACTTAATTCTGCATTTGCAATTTCATCTTCCAGTTCTTTTAACTGTTGAACTTTTTTTGCTAATTCATTTGGATTAGCTACTGCACTAATTGAATCTTGTTTATCTTCTCTAAAATTTATATTCATATTATAACCTTTCTAATTTGCTTTCTAATATAATCCCTTAAAATACGTTTGTCAAGGGCTTGCTGTTTCTTTTTGATACAAATCAATTTCAATTGGATAGTACCTTCTTTCTTGTTTGTCCCATTTTAATAACTTATAACGGCCATTAGTTATATCAGAAACAATAGAACATGCAACACCAATTATTGCAGGATCTCCTGTTAATAATAAATAATCTTCTTTAGTATAATCTTTTAATAATTTTCTTAATTTAAAAACTAATGGACCTGCACTTAAAATAATTTGTGCATTCTCAGGTAATAAAACTTTTAATTCACCAAATTCAGACGCACCAATAATATTTATTTTGGGACGACCTTCTCTAGTACCAGGAACATCCTGGATGACGTAAACTTTATTTTTCATAACTTCTTGACAACTTATAATCTTTTTGATAACGAATTACAATAGAAAGAAAAAATAAATATGAATTATAAATTTAAAAGCAAGCCTTTTGCTCATCAATTAAAAGCGCTTGAAATGTCTTGGGATAAAGAAGTATTTGCGTACTTTATGGAAATGGGTACTGGTAAATCTAAGGTACTTATAGACAATATTGCTATGCTTTATGATAAAGGTAAAATTAATGGAGCATTAATTATCGCTCCAAAAGGTGTTTATAAAAATTGGTTTGATTCAGAAATACCAAATCATTTACCGGATCATATAGAAAAGAAAATTGGTTTTTGGCAAACGAAACCAGATGCTCCTGATATGAAAGCAATGTTTAAATCAGATGAAGATTTACATATTTGTATTATGAATGTTGAAGCTTTTTCTACTAAAAAAGGTTTAGAGTATGCATGGAAGTTTTTAAATTCTCATAGATCCTTAATGGGTATAGATGAATCCACTACTATAAAAAATCCTAATGCTAAAAGAACTAAATCTATTTTAAGTTTATCTAAGTATGCAAAATATAGAAGAATACTTACGGGTTCACCTGTCACTAAATCACCTTTAGATTTATTCAGTCAATGTCAATTTTTAGATCCATGGTTATTAGATCAACAATCTTATTATGCATTTAGAACAAGATATGCCATTTGTAGAAAAATAAATGTATCTGGAAGACAAGTAGAAATTGTAGTCGGTTATAGAAATTTAGCAGAACTATCAGAAAAATTAAAACCATTTTCTTACAGATGTTTAAAAGATGATTGTTTAGATCTTCCGAAAAAAACTTATATGAAAAGAGTAATTCAATTAACCGATGAACAGAAAAAAATATACAAACAAATGAAAGAGATGGCTCTTGCACATTTAAATGGAAAAGTAACTACAACTGCAACAGTTATTACTCAAATGATGAGACTACATCAAATCACTTGTGGTCATTTCAAAGCAGATGATGATTCCATTCAAGAAGTTAAAAGTAATAGATTAAATGAATTGATGGACATTATAGAAGAAGTGGAAGGCAAAGCTGTAATATGGGCCCACTATAGATATGATATTCATTCTATTGTTAATGCATTAAATAAAAAATATCCTGGTGAAACAGTTACTTATTTTGGTGATACCACAACGGATGACAGACAAAAAGCAATTCAAGAAATACAAAACCCAGATTCTAAAGTTAGATTTATTGTAGGTACACCACAAACAGGTGGTTATGGTATTACATTAACGGGTGCCTCTACTATGATTTATTATTCTAATGGTTATGATTTAGAAAAACGTCAACAATCAGAAGCAAGAATTGATAGAATAGGTCAAGAAAGACCTATGACTTATATTGATATCCTTGCAGAAGAAACTATTGATGAAAAAATTGTAAAAGCTTTGCGTAATAAAGTTAATATTGCAACTCAAATTATGGGTGAAGAGTTAAAAGAATGGATTTAATTATAAGTCTTATCATTGTATTATCACCTACAGAATATTATTTAAAAGATATTCCTATTCATGAACCTTGTGAAGTTTGGTTTGAAAAAAATGTTTACTACGATCGTAAACATAATAACCACTACATTAATAGTGGTGAAATTACTATGGGATATATTTGTAAGGAATAGAAGAGCGGGAAATAAATTCCCACTCCTCTTCGTTATAAGGGAACATTATTTTACTTTGATCTCTTGAGCTTTAATTTCTTCTGGTTCATTAACACCTAATTTAACTGTCAATACACCATCTTCCATTTTAGCTTCATCAACAACA